AGATTTATGCGGACGGTACAGCGGCGGATGACAACGTTTTTGCCTATCAGGAACGTTTCGCGGAATATCGGTACAAGCCCTCCGTCATCACTGGCAAAATGCGCTCGGGCGTTTCTGGATCGCTGGACGTGTGGCATTTGGCGCAAAATTTTGCGACGCGGCCAAATCTCAATGCAGCCTTTATCGAGGAAAATCCTCCAATCGCGCGCGTCGTTGCTGTACCGTCCGAACCCCACTTTATTGGGGACTACTACTTTAAGATGCGGTGTGCGCGGCCGATGCCGCTTTATGGCGTGCCTGGCATGATTGATCACTTCTAATGGTCGATTTTCTTTCAGGGCTCAGCGGCGGCCTAGGTGCCATTCTTGGCTATATCGGCCAAGAGGAAACTAACGACGCTAATATTATGTTGGCGCGTGAAAACCGCCAATTCACGGCCGATCAAAGCAATTCAGGCTATCAACGGGCGGTCAACGATATGAAGGCGGCGGGTCTAAATCCGGCGCTTATGTTCGGTCGCGGGCAAGCGGCGTCCACGCCGCAACTTGAGGCGCCGCGTGTCGAAAATGAACTCGGCCGCGCTGTGTCGTCTGGTCTCCAGGCGGCGCAGGCGACTTCTTCGCTACAGCAGGCTAACGCCCTCATTGATAAGACTGCGGCGGAGACGCAAAACGTTAAAGCCGATACGCTTATCAAAATGGTCCAGCCTGAAAATGTGAAGGCTATGACCGCAATGTATAGCGCCACCACGGCGAAAGAACTGGCCAATGAGGCGCTAATGCGCGAGCAGATACCGACGATCAAGCCTTTGGCTTCGGCACGTATCGCGGCCGACACTAGTTCGGCCTATAATTTTATGAAGCAGGGCGATTTTGCCGACGCCCGACGCAAAAATGAGGCGGCGTCCTTTGGTCAAGGGTATCTTGGCAGGGAAGCCGGTTCTGTTCGCCAATATTTGCAGGAATTTGGCGACCGATTGGGTCGGCGGCCTCTTCGGTTTTTGCCAAATCGGTCACAATCCTCGGATGATCCGCGCGGGATGTCCGACTATGTCAACCCTATGCCGTAAAGGTTCCCAAAATGTTCTCACGTCAAGAAAAGCGCGTCGAAACGGATTTCGATTTCAGCGCGGAACAGATTACCAAGCAGTCGTTTAAGGACGAGTGCGATATCCACAATATCCTGGCGCAATACCGCCAGACCGGCGTCATTTCTCATCTGAGGGAAGACGCCCAGCCGCAATACGGCGATGTGTCGGAAACCCCGACAGATTACCAGGAAGCCCTACACACGGTGCAAGCGGCGGTCGCCTCATTTGAGGCGTTGCCAAAGGCAGTGCAGGATCGCTACCAGGGCGATGCGCTACGCTTTTTGGACGCGTTCCAGCGTCCAGAAGAAGAAGGTTTCCTCCGGGAAGCCGGTTTATTAGCCCCTAGGGCGGGCGCTGGCGCCTCGCCAGCGTCAGCCGTAGGGGATAGCACGCCGACAGGCTCAAAGCCTGCTGGCGGGCAGGAATAAGGGCCACATGGCCCTGTCCACATATCCACGGGGAGCGCGTAGGACCCTGGCCCGTAAGAGGCCAAAGGGGTCCGAAGCCCTCCCGGTGGGTATGTGGACAGCCGGTGCTGACCGGCTGCCAGAGAACATATTTACTTGTTGTATATGTTCTCACTGACACCTATAATAGGTGGCAGAAAGGGGGTGATATCTTGAAATACCGTTCTAAAATGTCCCGCGGGCAGTCTCGGTCTGATTTCTCTTACAAAGCCGGGCGTACCCACCATAAAAACCTCGCCATGGGTCCCATGCGCGGGGGTATCCGGCTTTAAGGTGCAACGGCCATGCCCTGCTATTCTCCGCTTACAGCCTGGATGGCCGCACCACCGCACCGGGGCGTGGTTTTCACGACCCGGTTTTCCTCTGGTCCTTCTTTCCAGCTTCCCTGCGGCCGGTGTATCGGCTGCAGGCTTGCACGCTCGGCCGAATGGGCGACGCGTATCTCTCACGAAGCCTCTCTTCATCAATTCAATTCATTTCTAACTCTTACTTATGCAGATCAACATCTGCCCTATCATCAGTCCGTCTCTATTCGTGAACTCCAACTCTTTCTCAAACGTCTACGAAAATCTCTTGAACCTCAGAAGGTTCGCTTCGTGGCTTGTGGGGAATATGGGGAAAAAACATTCCGTCCCCATTATCACATCATCTTATTCGGTCATGATTTTATGTGCGACCGATATCCCTGGAAAAAGTCCAAATCTGGTCATCAAACCTACCGATCTCCCTCTTTGGAAAAGCTTTGGCCGTATGGCCATTGTGAGATTGGTACAGTCACCCCCCAAAGCGGCGGCTACGTCGCTAAATACACCACCAAAAAAATATACGGCGATAGCCCGCGCGCCATTGCACATTACACGCGCGAGGGCGTTGACGATGAAAGCGGCGAAGTCCGTACCTGGGAAGTGCAGCGAGAATTTCTTTTAACGTCACGCCGGCCCGGTATCGGCGCCGGCTGGTATGAAAGGTACTCGTCTGATGCCTTCCCTTCGGATTTTGTTGTGGTACAGGGCAAAAAGCGTCCTGTTCCTCGTTACTATCGCCAAAAGTTGGCATTGGAAAATGCCGATTTGGCGGAACAACTCAAAGAACGGAGGGCAGAACTAGCCGAGGAAACATCTCGTGCCTTAGACAATACACCGGAGCGCTTGAGAGAGCGCGAGGAGTTCACAACCCTAACAGCGGCGCGCTTTCAGCGTGACCCAGAGGAATGATATGCAATCGAAAGCCTTTTCCCTGCTTGACATCAAAGCGGGATTTTACAGCCCCTTGTTCTTCATGCAGCACGCCGCCCAAGCGGTTCGTGCGGCTGCAGAGCTGGGCAGCGATCCACAGACGTCTGTGGGTAGACACCCTGCCGACTACCAGCTTGTGGAGCTTGGCACATTTGACGATCAGACTGGGCAATATGTGAACCATGACACGCCGATCCCGCTCGGCCTGGTGGTCTCTCTCATGCGCTCCGATGCGCAGGCCAAGCTGAACATTTTTGCCCAGACGGGCGCACCAGCAACGGGGGAAAACGACAATGTCTAATCCGTCAGTAATGCAGCACCAGTTTAGCCGGGTGCCCCAAGCGGAAATTCCGCGCTCTACCTTTGACCGGTCGCACGGTCACAAGACGGCGTACGACGCCGGGTTCCTTGTTCCGATCTTCGTCGACGAAGCCCTGCCGGGCGACACGTATAACGTCAGCATGACCGGTTTAACGCGCATGACGACTGCGCTTGCGCCGATCATGGACAACGTTTTTCTGAACACGTTCTTTTTTGCCGTGCCGATCAGGCTTCTTTGGGAAAATTGGGAGAAATTCAATGGTGAACAGGACAACCCGGGCGATAGTACTCAGTATGTGGTGCCTACCATTACCGCTCCTGCTGGCGGGTTTGTTACTGGCTCTCTCTGGGACTATTTCGGGCTGCCGGTAGGCCGGGCCGGTATTCAGGTCTCTGCTTTTTGGGCGCGTGCTTATAATTTGATCTGGAACGATTGGTTCCGCGATCAGAACCTCCAAAACAGCGTCGCATTCACGCGCGGCAATGGGCCAGACACCCCAGGCAATTACAACTTGCTCCGGCGCGGAAAGCGTCATGACTACTTCACCAGCGGGCTGCCTTGGCCTCAGAAGGGCAACTCGGTTTCCATCCCGCTCGGCACCACGGCCCCAGTGGTATCTGGCGCCCAGGTGCTGGCGCAGCCTGTGTCTGCTTTTTCGACGTTGGCGAGCCAGAACCGCAATTTGGTGAGTACGCCGGGCGTTGGCGTTACCTTCGACAATGGTGTGCCGGCTGCGGACACAATGCTGAAGGCTGATCTGTCAAACGCTACTGCGGCTACTATCAACCAGTTGCGGCAGGCTTTCCAAATCCAAAAGCTTTATGAGCGCGATGCGCGAGGCGGCACTCGATATACCGAAATCCTCCGCGCGCATTTTGGTGTTACTTCTCCGGATGCTCGTTTGCAGAGGCCGGAATATCTGGGCGGCGGGCAATCGCCTATTGTGTTCCACACTGTCGAACAGACTTCGGCAAGCGCTGCTGGCGCGCCGCTTGGTAAGCTGGCGGCTTATGGCACCAGCGTCGCGCGCAATCATGGGTTTAGTAAAGCCTTTACCGAACACTGTGTCATCATTGGTCTGGCGTGTGTTCGCGCGGATCTCAACTATCAGCAGGGCCTTAATCGCATGTGGTCCCGCCGTACTCGTTTTGACTACTACTGGCCGGCTCTCGCCATGATTGGCGAGCAGGCCGTTTTATCGAAGGAGATTTATGCGGACGGTACAGCGGCGGATGACAACGTTTTTGCCTATCAGGAACGTTTCGCGGAATATCGGTACAAGCCCTCCGTCATCACTGGCAAAATGCGCTCGGGCGTTTCTGGATCGCTGGA